GTGAAACTGAGGTAGTATTAAGAAACAAAGTTACAAATGTAGAGTATAACTCAGACGCGGAGGCAGAAGCTGATATTGCTGATCCAAATACACCTACTCAAAAAGAGCATGTAGTAAGATCAGTTAAAATTAAAGTAGCAAAGATGCCGCCTTTGGGTACATCTTCTAGCTTGTAATATATAATAATTTAGTATAATTTGTAAGTTCAGGATTTTCACGCCTGCCTTATAATAATTAAAATATGACAATATCTAGATCATTAATGAGAAGACAATTATATAACATGGGAACAGGCATAGCATCATTAGATGCAGGGGCTCCGTCTATTAAATATACGGGTGATATTAAACCACAAATGGCATCTGCTCCAGATCCAATGGCAGATCTATATGATCAATTTTTAAATATGAAAAAGCAAGGAGTTATTCCTGCTAATATGGATTTTGATTCATTCAAAGATTTAATTAGAGAGCAAGCAGCTTACGGTGGATCAATGAGACAACAATATGGATTAGGAAGTATTGTTAAGAAAGCCGTTAAAGGTGTTACAGGAGCAGTTAAGGATATTGCAAAATCTGATTTAGGTAAAGCTGCATTAGGAGCAGCGGCTCTGTATTATGCCCCTGCTTTATTATCACGAGGCGCTCTTTCTCCAGGTTTAGCTGGTTGGCAATCAGGTTTAGGTTTTGCTGGTAATTTAGCAAAAGAAAAATTTGCTGGTTTAGGATTAAGTAAAATACTTCCAGAAACTGCATTAGGAAGAACAGCGGCTGTTGCTGCCATAGGCGGTTTAACAGGATTTTTATCTAGTCAAGGAATGAGTGAAGAAGAAATTGAACAAGTTAAAAGTAATCCAGAAGCATTAAAAATTTATTTAAGACAATATTATACAAATTTAAATCCAGAATTAAAAAATAGACCTGAACAAGTTGAGTCATTTGTTCAATCTCAATTAGGTGAATATTCTTATGCTACAGGTGGTAGAGTTAACTATAATCAAGGATCAAGTCCACTTATAGAACAGGCTAAAATCTTAGCTGAAAGAAATGGAACTACGGTTAGTGAAGAGCTTGGAAAATTACTAGAGTACAATTTTGAGTCAGATGTTGTTGGCCCTGAAAACACTGTAAAAAAAGCATATGGTGGAAGAATGATGAAGGCATATGGGGATACTGCAGAAATGGCTTCAGGGATTGCAAGTTTACCTTTAAGGCAAAATGAACAGGGAGTAAAAGAAGTAGATTTAAGAGAAACTGGTGGATTTATACCTCCAGTTGGTATAAAAGAAAAGGCAGACGATATTCCAGCAATGTTGTCTAATAACGAATTCGTATTCACAGCCGATGCCGTAAGAGGTATGGGTAATGGAGATGTTAACGTAGGTGCACAACGTATGTATGACATGATGAAAAAATTAGAAAATGGAGGAAGAGTTTAATGGCTGAAGTACAACAAACGCAAATATTACCAGCACCATTTATTGAAGCTGCAGGTAAAACTTATTTAGATGATTTAACAAAAGCAATTGGCGCAACAAAAGCTATTGATTTAACACAATTATATGGTCCTCAATTTGTTGCAGGTCCTGGTGCATTACAAACACAAGCTGAAGGATTGGCAGGTGGACTTGGAAGCTATGCACCTTTTTTACAAGCAGCACAAGCTGCAACAGGTCCTCAAGCTTATCAACAATATATGTCTCCATATCAACAAGATGTTATAGGAGCAACTTTACAAGAATATGATATTCAAGCGCAAAAAGGTTTAGGTTCAATTGCACAAGGTGCAATTGGTTCAGGTGCATTTGGTGGAGCAAGACAAGGTGTTGCAGAAGCTGAATATAGATCTGCTAGTGATAGAAACAGAGCTGCATTACAAGCACAATTATTACAACAAGGTTTTGGTCAAGCACAACAATTAGCTTCTCAACAATATGGTCAACAATTAGGATTAGCTCAAGCTTCTCCTCAATTAGCAGGATCACAAATTGCAGGTTTATCTGCATTAGGAGCCCAGCAACAGGCACAACAACAAGCTCAGTTGCAAGCTCAACAACAATTAGCTTATCAACAAGCATATCAACCATTACAAGCTGCACAACAATTTGGTGCGGGTGTTACCCAATTAATCGCAGGTTACCCAGGTCAAACTCAATCAACGATGACTCCTTCACCTACTGCATTACAAACAGGTTTAGGAACTGCATCTACACTTGCGGGTATTTATTCTTTATTAAGGAAGTAAAATGAGCAAAATATTAAAAAGACCAATGTTTAAAAAAGGTGGATCTACTAACGAAGGTGTTATGTATTTAGCAACTGGTGGTAGAGCAAGATATGAAAATGGTAGTCCAGATCCATATGCAAAAATAATGGAACTTGATCCTAAATTAGGAGCTAGTATTAAAAAATACGGAACTATATTTGAAACACTAGGAGCACAAGACACTGCACAACAAAAAAGAGATATTCTTTCTAATTTACTAATTAAAGGCGGACTAGGACTTGTTTCTGGAGAAGGTGCAGGTAAAGGAACTTTAGGAGCTATTGCAACTTCTTATAAAAAACCAACCGAAGAAGCTTTAACTAGATTAGCTGAAATGAAACAAATGCCTTCACAAGCAAGACTTGCTGGAGCAAAAGCAGCTATAGACGCACAATTACAACTGGATTTACAAAGAGAAAAAGGTAAACAAATGTACGCTGCCCAATTACCAGAAGAACAAATTAAATCAGATGCAACTATTATTGCTAAATCTGTAGAGAGCCGTACTTTACCTCCAGTATATAGAGACCCAACTGGAACAGCTAAAAGTTTATATAAATATGAAAAAATATTTGGAGATCAATTTATAAGAATACCAGAATGGTCTGTAACAAAAGAAGGAGATTATTTTATAAACCCAGAATCAATGAGAGTAGGTCAAATAACTTATTACCCTGGTAGAGGATTAATAGAAAAAGTAAAAGACGATAAAGATCCAAATATAGCATTTAGACCATATGCTCCAAAAGAATAGGAGAACTTATGTCTTCGGAAAAATTATTTCCAGGTTTTCCTTCACCTAAAGAAGATAAATATACAGACGTTCAACAAGGGGAATTATTTTTAACTCCTGACGCAGAAGATAATCAAGAAGTAAGTCAAATTACAGCAGGTGTTGCAGGTATTGCATCAGGTCTAATTAAAGTTCCAGAAGGTATTGTATCATTAGGCGCAGAACTTATTGATCTAGGATTAGGAACTGATTATGCAGTGGATGTAGAAAAATTCTTTGATAAAATTAATCCTTTTGAAGAAGTAGCTCAACAAAAAGCTTTAGGTAAACTAACTGAGGCAATTACACAAATTGGTTTACCTGCAGGGATAGGGGCTAAAGTAGCAACTAAATTAGCTACTAAAGCCATTAATGCAAAAAAAGCAGGTAGATATTTAAATCTTAAATCCAAAAATTTACAAAAAGGTGTAAAGAAAGCATCCGAATTAAATCAATTATCAACTAAACAAAAATATGCAGCTATAACAATTGGTGGAGCATTAGGAGAAACTACAGTTGCGGATGTTGAAAATTTAGGAACTATTGGAGATTTATTTGAAGCAGGTCCAACGGAGTTAGATAGAGAAGTAGAAGCAGACCCTAGTTCAGATGCAAGTAGAAAGATACTAAATAGAATAAAATTTGGAGCGGAATCTGTTGTCTTGACACCTATTATTTATGGAGCAGGTTCTTTTATTAAAGCTGTAGGAACAAGAGGAAAAGAATTAGCTTACAGTAATAAAAAATTAGAAAAATACTTTGATAAAGTAGGTTCTTTTTTTAGACCTAGAGGCGCACGTCCACAAGAATTATTTAGAGCACAAAGAACTGAAAAAGGAAGACTAATGGCAGATACTAATTTTGCTATGGAACAAGTTAAGCTTATTGATAACGAAGTAGATAAAATGTTTCCAGAAGTTAAATCTTTTTTAAATAAAACAACGGAAGATAATAGAGGACAATTTTTAAAAGAAATTAATGATTTAATGTTTTCAGGGGATTTAAAAGCTGATCTACCGCAAGAAGCGGTTAATGCATTTATGAAAAATGCAAAAAAGATGAATGCTAAAAATGAATCTATAAACAATGTAATAGATTCAGTGGTTAAAGTAAGATCTAAATTTAGTAATCTAATGGATATAACAGCAGAGGGTCCTGCTGGCATGATACCTGCTGGAGCAAAAGACAAATTACAAACAGATCTAAGACAATTAATGGGTAATAGGGTCAAGCAATATATTGGAACAACATATAGAATATTCCAAGATCAAAACTTTGGTTTTTATTCAAGATATAAACCAACAGACACATCAATTAATAAAGCAAAAGAATTATTTAAAAGATACGCAGCTAAAAATAAAAATCCAATAACGGATCAAGAAGCAGAACAACTTGTTGATAATGTTTTAAAACAAGCTCGTCAATATAATCCAAAAAGTAAACTTCCAACATTTACATATGATAACTTAACTGCAGGTGCGGACACGGCAGAAAATATAAAAACATTTGCTCAAACAGTAACAAAAGAACTACCTGATGGAAGTAAAGAATTAAAAGTTGTTGGAAAAGGAAGCAAAATATTTAGAGAACTATTTGGAGAAATAGAAGATGCAAGATATTCAATTTTTGAAGGAATGAATAGACTTGGAACAATTGCTAGAAAAAATCAATTGTTTGATGAAATATTAGATGTAGATGAAGCATTAAAAGCCGCTGCAACTAAAACAACAGCTCCAGGTTCTAGAGGATTTTTCTTTTCTTCTCCATTAGAAGCTAGAAGAGCCCTGCCTAATCAAGAAATAGTTAAGATAGATCCATATGTACAAGAATTTTTTCAAGATGGAGTATTGGTTAATAGACTTTCAGGTATGTATACAACAAAAGATATAGCAGAAGCTTTTGGTAATGCTTCAAGAACATCTCAATGGTTAAGAGGAGAAGGTGGAAACGCTTTTACAAGAACAGCTGCTTGGGCGTATAGAAATTTATATTTAACACCTAAAGCTGGATCTCAATATGCAAAAACAATTTTATCTGTTCCAACACATTTTAGAAATTTTTTATCTTCAGGAGCTTTTATTATAGCTAATGGTGGATTAACAAATCCATTAGCTTTAGCTAGAGGAATTAAGAAAGCTAAAGATTCAGTTCAATTAGGGGTAAGAGACCCTAAAGCTATGGAATATTATAGAGAACTTTTGGAATTAGGAGTTGTAAATTCAAATGTTAGAATGGGTGATTTAACAAATTTAATGAGAGATGCAAAAATATTTGAATCAGGTAATGTTGCAACAGATTCTATCTTAAAACCTATGATGAGATCATTAGGTAAAATAGGTGAAGCAGCTAAACGAACTGTTAAAAAAACAGCATCTGTTATGCAAGACGCATACGTTGCAGAAGATGATTTTTGGAAAATAGCAATGTATGAAACAGAATTGGAAAGAAGAACTGCTAATTATCTTAAAGCAGGAATTAAAAAAACAAATAAAGAGTTAAAAGAAGAAGCTGCTAGAATTATTAGAAATACAATTCCTAATTATGCATATGTTGGAGATTTCGTTAGAGCAATGCGAGCTACTCCTCTTGGTAATTTTATGTCATGGCCGTCAGAAGTATTTAGAACAGGGGGAAATATTATTAGACAAGCAATTGATGATATTAAAGATCCTATTACAGGTAGTGTAAATTATTTTAAAAGTACTAATCCAAACAAATCAGCTGGTTTAGCTAGAGTAGTTGGTGGCGTCACTGCTTTTGGAGCTTTACCATATGGCATAATAGAAGGAACTAAATCAATTTATGGTGTATCTGATGAGGAGGCAAATGCTGTTAGAGAATCTGCGGCAGCTCCTTGGTCTAAAAATTCACAATTGATTGTTGTTAAAGATCCAGAAACAGGTGAGTATTCTTACAGTGATTGGAGTCACAACAATGTTTATGATACTTTAACAAGACCTTTCACAACTGTTTTAAGAAACATTCAAAATGGAATTGAAGATGAGGAAGTTTTAATAAAAGGTTTTGTTGAAGGACTAACTCAAGCAGCGGCTGAAACAGCTAATCCTTTCATAGGTGAATCTATTTTTACAGAAGCAATGAATGATATCTTTATTAGAAAAGGAAAAACTAAAGATGGTTACGAATTATGGACAGAAAATACTCCACTTAATGAGAAATGGAATAGGGCTTTAAAACACGTTGTAGAAACACAGGCTCCTCAATACAAGCAATTATTAAAAGTTTATAATTCTTCTACAGGTAAACCAGACGAGAATGGTGATGTAATTGAAATAGATGAATCATTAGCTGGTGTTTTTGGATTTAGATTAATACCTGTAAAACCAGAAAAAGCTTTAGGATTTCATATAAATGATTATCAAAGAGGTGTAAGGGAATCTAGAAGAGAATTTACTGGAGGTCCTGAAGGAGTACTTAAACCTATGAAGAGTCCAGAAGATGTTATTCAAAGATTTTATGTAGCTAATGAAGCTTTGTTTAAAAATTCTAAACAAATGTATAAACATATAAATAACTTAAAAGAATTAGGTTTATTTGATAGAGAGATGTTTGATAGTTTTAATTCAAGAGGATTAAAAAAAGACTACAATATTTTATCACAAGGATCTTTTAATCCATATTTTCCTTCTAAAGGAACAATAGATGCTTTCTATAAAATAGCAGAGGAAACAGGGCAGCCAAATCCTTTTATTCAAGTTGAAGGTATTTTAAATAGAATGTTTAATATTTTCTATACTAAAAAATTAAATGATGAATGGAACTTTAAATTAGAAGATTTCTTGCCATCGGCTGAACCGCAATCAAGAGCTCCGTTACCAGAGCAACCAATGCCAAATCAACAAATTATTCAACCTGCACAACAAGTAAATTTAATGCAAAGTGGGTTGACAGCTACTGAGGGTGCGTTATTATCTGAGGAAGAAAAAATGATGCGACTTAAACAAAGAGGTTTAGCTTAATGGATTTATACGATTTATATCAAAAATATTTAGAAGAGGCATATGCTCCAAAACAAACAATGGAGACATATAATCCTTTAAAATATTTATTGTATCCTCAAATTCAAGATAGCGGTGGAGATAACACGGGGGGCATAACTACTTTATCTCCTCAACAAATTCAAGATAGAGCTATGCAAATGGATTTTGATGCAGCAGCATTAAGAGATGAACAAGGAAATGTTGTTGGTGGCTTAACTCCAGAAGAACAAGAATTAATGGACCAGGCTAGAGGAAAAGGTGGGTTAAGTGGTTATGACAAATTTAATGTTGGAACAATGTTTATGGGGGGTGGTCTTCCAAGTATTTTTTCATTAATGGCTTCAAGAAGAGCAGGACAAAATCAAGCTTTACAACAATTAAGTGCTATGCAAAATGCTGATACATCGAACATAGGCATTAATGCTGTAACTAGACCAGGAACATACTCTTATGATGATTCAAATGTAGGAGGTTCTGGAACAGGCGGAGGAAGCCCTAGTTCGGGTACATATGGAAGTGTTGGAAGTTATGAAGATTTTGGGAGTACATATTAATGGCTAAAAAATCAGCTTTAGAAAAAATAGAATATCACGAAAAGATTTGCAGGTTAATGCAAAAACAAACTTTTGAACAAATCAAAAAGATAGAAGATAGAATCGTTAGAATAGAAAGAATATTAATAGGTACGGCTGCTTTTGTTATAATAAGCCTACTTGAAAAATTAATCTAGATACATTATATATGTTGCAGGCGCACAATAACGTGGCCTATTAAACTTGCTTAAATATAAGGAGAATAATATGACAGCATTAGACATAATCAATAAGTTCAATAAAGACGTTTGGAATCATTCAGACAGAATGTTTGGTGATGCATTTGACTCTATCTTTGATAGTTGGTCAAAAGCTCAATCGTTTCCATTTTACAATGTAGTAAAATATGGAAAAGGTGAATACGGCATTGAGTTAGGACTTGCAGGCTTCAACAAGAAGAATGTTAAAGTTCAATATCAAGATGGTGTATTAACTGTTTCTGGTCAAGTAGAAGACAAAGAAAAAGACTACATTGAAAAAGGTTTAGCAGCTAGAAAATTTTTCAAACAATTTGCTTTACATGATAAAGCAGTTGTTAATGATGCTAAAATGGAAGATGGTGTATTAACAATCAAATTAGGTGTTAATGAACCAGAAGAAATCAAACCTTTAGATATAAATATTAAATAATTATATCCAATCTTTAAGTTCTTCGCCCATAACTTCTGTGGCGATGTTAACTTTCTTACGAAGGGACTGTACGATTTTTTCATCTACAGTTCCTTCAGCAATAATATCAATATAAGTCATAGGTTTTTCTTGACCTATTCTATCAATCCTTGCTTCAGACTGTTGACGTTTTTCTAAATCATATCCATTAGAATAATAAATCATTGTAGATGCACCAGTTAAAGTAATTCCATATCCACCTGTTTGAGGAGTACCAACAAGAAATCTAACTGGGGATTCAGGGTCCTGGATTTTTTTAATTGCTTTCTGTCTATCATCAGTAGAAGTATCTCCATAATAAGTAACTACAGAATTCTCTCCATATTTTTTAATAATAGTTTCAACAATACTTTCTATATCGTGTCTATAATGAGCCCAAATAACAGCTTTGCCTTCCATCTCTTCCAAGACATCCATTAATTCATCAATACGATAGTTTTTAATTTTTTGAACAGTGCCATCATCTGCCTTAAAATGGCCACATGTAATTTGATGCAATCTCATCATTTGAGTAATAACAGTGGCAGTGGAAATCATTTTACCATTTAAAAATGCAATGGCTTGTTCTTTCATAGTTTTATAAACTTTCTTTTGCTCATCTGTTAATTCTATAATACGTTTTGTATATGTTTTCTTTGGTAAATCTAAACAATCATCTTTTAAAACACGATAAGAAAACGGTTTTAATTTATCAGATAATTCTCCAAGGTTTCTATAGCCAACAACTAATTGAATCATACGACCCGATACATTAATTTGTTTTGTAACGGCGTATCTAGTTTTAAAAGTATAAAAAGATTGGTGACCTAAAAGATATGGATCTAAAAAATAACATTGCGCAAATAAATCTAAAGGTGATTTAGTAACAGGAGAACCTGTCAGTATTCTTCTATATTTAGAATTAGCACCAAGTTGCACAATAGCTTTAGTTCTTTTAGCTTGTGGATTTTTTATAGTTGTTGATTCATCAATTCCTATTAAAGAAGTATGGCAAGATAAAAATTTTTGAGCAAAAGCAACACCTTTTTTAGTTGAAAAAGCTTCTACATTCATAATTAAAATATGTAAATCAGGACCTGTTTTAAACAAACATTGTAAATCTTTTGCGTTAGGATCAGTTCTCCATAAACCCATTTTTTTATCAATATAATCAGGCATATGTGTAGGTATTTCACTTTCAAACCAATTTTTATACACACCTTTAGGTGCAATAATTAATGCTCCATTAATTTTACCTGAATTATAAAGCATAGCTATATTATCTATCAAAACTTTAGATTTACCTGTTCCCATTTCCATAAAATAGGCAAATACTTCTTTATTCCAAGACAATTCTAATGCTTTGGATTGATGCGCAAAAGGCTTTGTTTTATTTTTGTAATGCATATTGCAATTCTTTCTAAAAAGATATATATGCATAATTAATAAGAAAGTCAATATGAGTAAAGTTTATTTAACACAAGATATTCCCATCGATAAATTTTCAGGGCAACCTAAATATAATATTGTTGGTGCACAAAAATATGGCGAGATAGAAGTTATCTTTCCTAGAAAATCTCAAATGCTTTATTCTCCAGCTCCATTTATTATGAAAATAAAAATGGCATTAAGTAAATTTAATCCTGAAGAAGATTATTTATTACTATCTGGCGATCCTGCCATAATTTTGACATTTGGTTTAGTTATAGCTGAGATGTATGGAAAGGTTAAAGTATTAAAGTGGGACAGACAAGAAATGCAATACTATCCTGTAGAAATAAATTTAAAAGAACAATTGACATCAATGTAACAACTAACTATATAAAAAGGTATGAAAGATAATATGATAGACCCAAGAAAATATGCGCCAGATCAAGCAGACTTTGTTGATCCAGCTACTTTGTCTGAAGAGATTCATAAATTAAAATCTGTTCAGCAAGAAATACAAAATAAAGAAACTGAAATCAAAACATTAAAAGAACAAGAAAAAAATTTTAGTAATGTTGTCATTCCAAAATTAATGACAGATATGAATTTAAAAACATTGAAACTAGCAGATGGTTCTGAAGTTTCAATTAAAGATATTTATAGTGCCACTATAAAGGCAGACAAAAAAGCCGAGGCATATGAATGGCTTCGTAAAAACGGCCTAGGTGATATTATTAGAAATAATATCATTGTTACTTTTGGCAGAGGCGAAGAAAACAAGGCAATGACTTATGTCACCCTTGCAAGAGGGCAGGGATATGAACCTACTCAAGAAGAGAAGGTTCACCCTGCAACTCTCAAAGTAGTATTGGAGGAATGGAAAAATAAAGGTAATGAAGTTCCTGAAGATCTATTTTGGACGTTTGAAGGTAACCAAACGAAAATAAAAAGTAAAGACTAAACTAATAAACTAATAACCTAACAAAGGAGTAAAAATGCAAACTGAAAGCAAGTTAGTCAAAAAAAATAGTGCAGGTGCACTATCCGCAATAAATCCAAGAGATTTTGCTGGTAAAGGAGCTGAAGAAATTTCTTCAGATGATAAATCGACACCGATTTTAAAAATCCTCCATCAATTATCTCCTGAGTGTAACTCAAAAGATTCTAAATATGTTGAAGGTGCAAAACCTGGAATGATATATGCAAAGTCTTTTGGTAAACTTATAGAAGGCGAAGAAGGAATAAATATCATTGCGGCACATACACAGATGAGATTTCCTGAATGGCAAGAAAGAGGCGATAGTGCTTCTGCGCCAGTGGGAACTCATTTAACATTACCTTCTGATGCAAGAGAAGAAAGAAATGGTAGATATAGATTACCTAATGGTAACTATGTAGAAAAAACTGCATATTTCTATGTCTTAGCATTAGTTGATAATGATATCAGACCTGCAATTATTCCTATGAGATCTTCAAACTTAACTCCTGCAAGAGAGTTAAATGATTTTATAGCGAATGGTAAAATGTCTGATGACAAAGGTATGTTCAATGCACCATCATTTGCTTTTATCTATAATCTTAAAACTATCGGTAAAACAGCAGGTAGTAAAAGTTGGCATGTATATAAACCAACTAAATTAAGACAGTTAGATTTAAGTAAAGAATCAGATGTAGGTATGTGGACGTTAGCAGCAGAAATGCAAAAATCTGCAGTTAAAGGAACTACAAAACCTAAATATGAAGAGTCTAACAGATCAACACAAGATATAATATAATATCAAATTGCGGGGCGACTTATGTCGCCCCAAAACAAAAATGAAAGAGTTTGTAAATTATTTTAGTGGCCTAAAAAGAAACTATGGCTATTGTAATATAGACAAAGGATTTATTGATCCTGAAACAGGTAAAATAAAATTTGACCCTAAAGATTATGGTTGGTCAAAAAAAAATATTACAGATCAAGATTACATAGATCATTTAGATGGTAAAAAATCTATTGGAATTCAACCCTGTGATGATCAAGGTTTAGCTAGTTTTGGTGCAATTGATATTGACCCTGCAAATTATACAAATTTTAAAATTGAAAAATATTTAAACATAATCAAAGAAAAAAATTTACCAGTAATACCCATTAAATCAAAAAGTAATGGATTACATATATATGTGTTTTTAGAAAAACCAGTTGAAGCAAAAATAGTTAGAGCTTTTTTAGAAAATCTTTTATTTGTTTTTGGTTTACCAAGTAAAACAGAAATATATCCAAAACAAACTTCTTTAGGTAAAAACGCTGACGGTAATCCTATTAACGGTAATTTTATTAATTTACCTTATTTTAAAAAGGTAGAAAGAATAGCCGTTGCATATACAGGAGATGAATTAGATTTTGAAACATTTATTGAAACAGTAAAGTTAAATTTACAAACCGAAGAAAGTTTAAAAAAGTTTACAGATAAAATTATAACAGATGAACTTAATGGAGGCGCTGAAGAATTCATAGATGGACCACCTTGTCTACAAAGAATAACCAAAGAATTAAAAGAAAAAAATATTAAGTTAACAGATGGTAGAGATAGGTTTCTATTTAATTTTATGGTCTTTGCAAAAAAGAAATATGGGGATTCTTGGGAAAAAGAAGTAGATAGGGCCTCTGAAGAATATATGCAATATGATCGTGTTTGGGATAAGGGAAAGGTACAACAAAAAATTAAAAGTTGGCAAAAAGAAACTGCAGGCCACACATGCGGAGAAGAACCTATTGTAAATAAATGTTTTAAAAGTGAATGTATAAAAAGAAAATTTGGAATTCGTTCAGATCTTAAAAAAAATTGGCCTATGTTAACAGCTCTAGAAAGAATAGATTACAGGCCTGACCCAGAGTTTTATTTAAATGTTACTTTAGATGATAATACAGTTGTTCAGATACATGCTAAAGACATAAATAAAATTAGTGAAATGAAAGAACTTAGAAAACTAATAGCTTCCCAAACAAAAATTATACCTCCTAAAATTAAAGATAATGAATTTCAAATAATCCTAGATAGCTTATGGTCAAATATAAAAATAATGTCTCCACCTAAAGGCACTGATCCTATTTCAATATTAAGAAAACATTTATATGATTATATACAAGATGTACGAGCAAAAAGTCATACTTCTTTTGCTAGTGGGGCGGTGTTAATATCAAAAGTTAAAGATTTATCAGGAGATTTTGCATTTTTTATTTATGATAATTTTTATGAAGAATTAAAAAGTAGAGAATGGAAATTAGATCAACAAAGAACCGCTTCTTTAATTGAAAGAAGTTTTAGTGGTGCCTTTGACAAACAAAAAAGATATCCAAAACAAGAAAAAGAAAAAAAAGAAAATCCTCCAATAAGATGTTTAAGAATACCTATGAGTATATTTTCACAAGAAAACTCTGAAGAAAAAGAAGAACATGAATTAATAGAATTTGAAAATACAGAGGATATCGTATGATTTATAAATTATACGGACCACCTGGAACAGGTAAAACCTATAGATTAATTAATCGAGCAAAAGCCTATATGAGAACAGGTACAGATATAAATAGCATAGGTTATTTTGCATTTACTAGAAAAGCTGCATTAGAAGCACAGGAAAGAATGCCTGTAGAAAATAAAAAATTAATATACTTTCAAACAATTCATTCATTTTGTTTTAATATATTAAAATTGAATGAAGACCAGGTTATGCAACCACATCATTACCAAGATCTTGGAAAACAATTAAGCATAAGAGTTAAATACATAGACAAGTTTAATAAAGAAGAAACTCATTTTTTAACTTGTGATAATCCATATTTTCAAATGATAACAAGATGTATAAACCGAGACATATCTATTAGGGATGAATTTGATCGTAATGAACATAATAAAAAAGAAATAAAATGGAAAAGATTAGAGCACATATATGAAAATTATTTAGAATATAAAAAATTATATAAACTATATGACTTTAACGACATGATTAAAATGATGATAGAAAAACAATCAATCATACCAAAATTTAAAGTTATTTTTATAGATGAAGCTCAAGACTTATCTCCACTACAATGGAAACTTTATGATATATTAAAAAATAAAGCGGATGATATTTATTTAGCTGGAGACGACGACCAAGCAATATTTGCTTGGGCTGGCGCTGATGTAAAAAGATTTATTCAAGAACCAGCAAAAGAAAAAATACTTAAATATTCAAAGAGAGTATCAAGATCCATTCAAAAAGAATCACAGATACCCATTGGAAAAATAACAGGAATACGTAAAGAAAAACAATATTTTTCAAGGGAAATAGAGGGTAGATCAGAATATATATCTAATTTGGGTCAAGTAAACCTAGATAAGGGTAAGTGGTTAGTGTTAACTAGAACTAAAAATGGTGTATTAAAAATTACTAAAGAATTAAAACGAAGAAATTTTTATTATGAAACTAAAAGTGGAAAGAGTTTTGCTGTAAGAGCCTATAAGGCGATAGCTTTGTACGAGAAACTTAAATTAGGCACCAGGCTTCAGGAACAAGAAATAAATGATTTAAGAGATTATATTGAAGATTTTAATGATACAAATAAATCATGGTATGATGCTTTTACTTTATTAGCTTTAACAGAAAAAAATTATATAAAAAATTTAATAGATAGTGGAGAGAATTTAGAAAGCAAAGCAAGAATATGGGTATCTACAATTCACTCTATAAAAGGCGGTGAACAGGATAATGTAATTTTATCTTTAGAGCAAGGGGATAAAATTAAAAAATCTATTAAAAAAAGTATAGAAAAACAAGACGAAGAACACAGGGTTTGGTATGTAGCCATAACTCGTGCAAAATATAATCTATACAAGTTAAAATCAAAAATAAAAAGGAAAGGATATCAATTATGACAAATAAAAAAATGTTTGAAGAAGCATTTCCACAAGAAAGGCAGGTGGGCGGAAATCATTATAAATCTTTTCGCATTCAGCCGTATGAATTTATTTCAAAAAATAACCTTTCGTTCTTTCAGGGGAACGTTGTGAAGTACGTTTGTAGGTACAAGGATAAAAATGGAATAGAAGATTTAAAAAAAATAATTCACTATTGTGAGTTAGAAATCTTAAAGCTTAAAGATGATAAACGTTAAATGCGTTGTTTGTAAAAAGAAAAATATTACATTCAACTATAGCTATATGTGTAAAAAATGTTATAACAAGAAGAATAAAAAGAAATAATGTATAAACTTTGTTTGATCGACATAACTTTAATCATGGCAATTTGTTTAGCATATTATATTTTAGGAGTATAAAAATGAAAGAACCAAAAATAAGAAGTAAAATATTAAGAGTAACAGATAAGATAACTAGTTGGCATTTTAGATTATTCACTTATGTTGCAAAAAAATCTAAGACAAGTTTGTGGTTTACATTCTTGTTATTATTTTTAGCAATCTATGAAGTGTTTGAACATTTTGTAATTCCAGCTATTTTAATCTGGTGGGCTTTGTAAGATGATTTTACCAAAAAGATTTAAGGCTCAAACTGAATGGGTTATGAACATGGAATACCCTGATTTAAGACAGGCTAATGAAATAGCTATCGACTTAGAAACAAGGGATCCAGATCTTAAGAAAAAGGGATCAGGGTCCATAATTAAAAATGGGGAAGTTGTGGGTATTGCAGTAGCCGTAGATGGATACAAAGGTTACTTTCCTATTGCACACGGAGAAGGTCCTAATTTACCCAGGGATAAAACTATTTCATGGTTTAAAGACATTTTAAAATCGTCTTCTACAAAAATATTTCATAATGCTATGTATGACGTTTGTTGGATTAGATCTATGGGCCTTAAGATAAATGGAAGAATTGTAGACACAATGATTGCATGTTCACTTTTAGATGAAAATAGATTTTCATATACTTTAAATTCTTTATCCTGGTTATTTTTAAATGAAGGAAAAAATGAAGCATTATTAAATATAGCAGCTAAAGAAAGAGGATTAGATCCTAAAGCGGATATGTGGAAATTACCTGCAATGGAAGTAGGTGCCTATGCTGAAAAAGATGCGGAGCTAACTTTAAAACTTTGGCATAAAGTTAATGGAAGTATAATTGAAGATAATTTACAAGACATATTTAATTTAGAAACTGATCTTTTTCCTTGTCTCGTTGAGATGAGAGAAAAGGGAGTGAGAGTAGATATTGAAAAAGCAAATCGATTAAAAAAAGAATTAGCCACCAAAGAAGAATCATTATTACACCAAATAAAAAAAGAAACAGGAATAGAACCTCAGATATGGGCTGCCAGATCGATAGCACAGGTTTTTGATAAGTTAAATATATTTTACGAAAAAACTGAAAAAACTGGTGCGCCATCATTTACTAAAAATTTTTTAAGTAATCATGATAATCCGACTGTTCAATTAATAGCAGAGGCAAGAAAGATTAACAAGATTAATACTACTTTTATAGATACCATATTAAACCATGAATATAAAGGTAGAATACACGCTGATATAAATCAAATTAGATCAGACGAAGGAGGCACTGTTACTGGACGATTTAGTTATTCTAATCCAAATCTACAGCAGATACCTGCTAGAGATCCACAATTAGGACCAGTAATTAGATCATTATTTATTCCAGAAGAAAATTGTAAATGGGGTTGTTTTGATTATTCACAACAAGAACCAAGATTAGTTGCACATTATGCTTTAAAATTTAAATTGGCTTCAGCTAATCCAATAGCAGATTCATATGATAATGACCCTTCTACAGATTTTCATCAAATTGTTGCGGATATGGCAGAAATACCTAGAAGTCAGGCTAAAACAATTAATTTAGGTTTATTTTATGGAATGGGTAAAGGAAAACTTCAAGCTGAATTAGGTGTTTCAAAAGAAAAAGCAGATGAATTATTTGATCAATATCATTCTAAAGTTCCTTTTGTAAAACAATTAATGAACAAAGTTATGAATGTTGCACAGGATAAAGGAGAAATTAAAACTCTTTTAAAGAGACGTTGTAGATTTCCAAGATGGGAACCTATATTAAAAGGAAATGATTGGGGTAAATATATACCATCAGAAGATTTTGAAAGAATGTTAGAATTACAAAAAATGGGACCATTCTTATTAGATGATGAAGGCAATCCAACTAAAGAAAAAAATTATTGGCATAAAAATCCAACAAGAAGAGCTATGACATATAAGGCTTTAAATAAATTAATTCAGGGATCTGCTGCTGATATGACTAAAAAGGCAATGTTAGATTTATATAAAGAAGGAATAGTAGCCCATATTCAAATACATGATGAATTAGATATTTCTATAGAATCAGAACAACAAGCTAAAAAAATAAAAGATATTATGGAAAGCGCTGTAGAACTTGAAATACCCAATAAAGTGGACTATGAATCAGGTCCTAATTGGGGTGACATAAAATAATTTCTTGACTGAAAATAATTAATCTTTAAGATACCTAACTTCGCACGAATTAATTCTGCGCTAATCAATACTAACTGGA